TGCGGTGACCATGCCTGTGAACTTCTCGTTGTCGTTGCCCTTCTCTTCTTGTCCACCATTAGCACCTTTCATTGCCGCGTATATCTGAGGCAACGTCATATCAGGTATGTACTTAAACGCTTCAAACCCATAAGTGAAGGCGATTCCAGAAAACAGCTTTTTCCAATTAACAGGCTTATATGCTACTGCTTCCCCGCCTTGCCTTTTTTTGGTACGTCTTCGTCCTCTTCCATGCCAAGCGCATAACTTGCAATCTTGATTCCGTCATCCATGTACTCAAGTGTCATAAGAGAGTGAGCATCTTCCAGCCCGAAGCCTTCAGTGTCCTCTCTTGCGCTCTCGTATATCAACGGTGCAATGCTTGTCGCTGGCATCTTGCCTGAGTCTATTGCCTGCTGTGTAGCGTCTGATAATCCGTCACCCCTCAAGTCAGCGTCCATATCGGTAAAGGCTCTCTGTATGACCTCGTACACCTTGCCGATAGATAAACGCCTACACTTGATGTCAACGCCAGCGACAGTGAATGTCACGGGCTTGTTAAGCATATCTGATAGTGTTCCCATTGTGTGCTCCTTTCATTATTGTTGTTTACGATACCGCCACTGCGCTAGGTCCATCACTCTCGAAATCGTGAGAGAACTCTACTGCATCAGCAGGTACACTGAATCCTGTAGTGTGAATGACTCTGCAAGTGATCGTCGGTGTCGTTGCCGCCGCGCTTGAACCTACATTAAACACTGCCACTCTCGACGCGCCTGTTGCATTGTTCAAGAACGTGTTTGTCGTGAACGTACCAGTGAAGTCTGTCACGGTAGGTATTCTTGCTCTGAATCCACTTGCGGATAAAGGTGTGACATCAGCAGTTTCAATATTGATCGTGCCGCTCCATTCCTTTACCTCTACTACCACCGAAGACGAAAGTGTAATCTTGCCTCCGAAACCGCTTATTGCTGTTGTCTGTGCCATTTTATGCTCTCCTTCCTAATCTGTATTCATAATCAACTACTATCTGCCAGCCCTTATCGAGAGGCTCTTCAATCTGTATGCCTGAAGTTTTCCTTAGTGCGTGTTGCACTGTATAACTACTGCCCAAAGACAAGAGTTGGTTGTCGTACAGCGACTTCAATTTGCTGACTACATTCCATGCCTTCTGCGGTGATCTACTGTCAGTCCACACGTGAAAGCTTATTGTCGGCTTCTCCATCTGTGCGCCTGATGATGTTGACAAACCGAGGCTGATAGTTGGTTCCGTAATTGAAGCTGGTATAGTGACGGTGATTGACTCGCCATTGGTGAACTGATTAGCTCTGCCGACAGTCATGCCTTGAGTGAGTGCGCGGATACCTGCACCACCGCTTGAGTTATACTGAGTCTGTATCGCTGTAAGTAATTCTTTCATATACCACCAACAGACGAACCTTCAAGTGCGCTTCTTCCAATGATCTGATTTAACTTCTTGAGATTGTTCTTGAGTCCTGGTCTGAGGTATGGACGTTCTTCGATACCTGGATGAAGGACTGCTTCTCTGAATACAAGATTGCCAGCCTTTCCGACGAACATCAGAAAGCCGTTCTTCGCAATAATCCAATGCGCCTGTGTTCCGAACTCTAGGTGTGCGCCATAGTGACCGCTTCGCTTACCACCGACACCAGTGCCTACCCTGCCCGTTACTTTCATCACGCCTTGGGATATGACCTCCCACCCAATGCTACGTCTTAGATTGCCTGTCATCACTCCCGGAGGACTCCCGGCAGCTGACGGACTCGCGCCTGATAAGCTGATCTGGATACTGTTCTGCAAGTATATAGTAGCTGTCTTCATGTTACGGAGCAGACCGCGATTGAGCATAGTGGTGACTCTACCGCCAAACCAACGCCAGTTCTTGCCTTTGCTATTTCTTGTGCCTTTACTCACGACGTACTAATCCTCGTTATCGGTCTTAATATTGCATCAAACTGTATAAACTTGCTCATCTGATTAACATCAAACGGCAACGTCACATCATAGTTGTTTGTGTCTGTACTCACGACTTGACCCATGCGCTTTTTCTTGATGTTCTTTATCCTGTCTGTTGTCCTCAAATCTGTCTGTGATGGGAAGTAGAATCTATGCGTACTTAGCACAGTCTCACGTCCCAACTGAACACGCTCAGTGGCTGACAGCAATCGAACGCGACACGGCTGATCTCTCAATCTTGGGTCTCCTGCGTACCCTTCATTGATGCCGCCCATGCTATCATTTGACGTGCTCAAAGTGAACACATCACACGTAACATTCATTAGCTTCGGTATGCTCATATCGACTTACGGCACCACGGCTCAAGCTCTTTGTTGTATCTTGTCACAAACTCCGTGACAGTAGTTCCTGCGAGCTTGTACGAATAGTCACCGATCTTCTCCGACTCCATTGTTCTATCTGCTTCACCTGTCTGTAAAGTGTACACGTCTGCACATATCTGCTGAACGACGAGTTCAAGACCCTGAGGCACTTCGCTTCCATCTGTCTCGTTCTGTGCGTCAATATTCGGGAGTGTCCATCCTGCTATGTACCACACGAAGACATTATCCTGACCACAGAAGAAGATATTATTTACACCTTCAATAACATCGTCTGTCTGTGAGGCAAGACGCACCTCGATGTATTCGTCTGGGTGTTCAAGATCAATACTGCCTGTTGACTTCGCGTCACCACTGCTGAGTGGTCGTAGCTGTGACGCAAGATAGGTCTCTTTGCCTGCAATGGTCGTGAATGTCCAACCCGTGACAAGTTCGACTGCTGTCTCAAGTTCACTAATAGTCTTGCCGACAAGAGGTATTGCTGTGTCTGAGTCTGTGCCATCTGATTCAGTGTTGACCAGCGTCAAGTTGGTTGCGTCTAGGTTAATCGAGGCGAACGCACCAGCTCCTGTATATGTTGTTGTCGCAACATCTGTAGGTACAACAGAGCAAGCGTACACAGCGCGAACAGGGAAGTCGGGCAGTCTCAACTGATTGGTGCCCGTACCGTCAAGCCACACTTTGTACGTTGTCTTCTCAAAGCGACGATCACAGAGCTGTGCTATCTGTTGGCTGACAGCGTTAATTGTCTGCTTGATCTGCGGGTCTGTGTCGCTGTTGTCCTGACACAGTCCGAGAAACGTCTTCATCTTTATTAGTGTTGTCAGATTTACAGACATTCTTCACCTTTATAACTGATCGGTTAATCATCTTATTCTTGCAACCGTTAATCATCCCGCTATGACCTTGACTGTTATCGGACCCTTGCAAGATATGATCTTCTTCATCTTGCCAACCTGCTGTATAATCACGCCATCAGTCTTGACGAGGATACTAACACCTGCGCTGACTGCTTCGGAATACACATCATTGCTTACGGCTTTCTTCTCTTTCTTGACTTTTGCTTTCTCTGCTTTCTTCTCTTTCTTGACTTTTGCTTTCTCTGCTTTCTTCGCCATGATTATCTCCAATATATAGTAATGGTTCCGTTAGTGATTGCGCCTACCGCGATGCTTGAATTGACTAGAAGCGTTAAATCGCCAGTAGTTGCAAAGGGTAGATCAGAACTGTCATTGCTTGCAAACGCGCTTACGTCTGTTGCTACAACTGCCGCACCGCCTGCATTGAATACGTCTACACCATCAGCATCTTTTAATGTGATAGCGTTGGTCACTCCTGCCGCGCCAGCCTTGATGACATACCGCTGAATCTCGCCACTGATGCCTTGTATAGTGTCTGTGACTGTTGAGTTGGTAGCAATGCTCCACGCTATTGTGGTCTTGTTCATTGTCTGGAATGTGACAGGTGTATTCGTGACAGTGCCAGCACCGATCATCATTGATGCAAGACCAACGATAAACATCCCAATCCAGGTTGTAACAAATTTGCTTCTCATATCGTTCTCCTGCGAAGAGTGCGGGGCTTCAGACAAGGAGCACAAGCCATCAACCCCCACACCATCTAGTACCAGATTATTTTTCGCCTACAGCTATCCAATCAATGTTCTTTGCGGCTGTTGCTGTGATCGTGAAATTAGTAGTATTCTTGCTCTGAATCTCAATCGCAGTGTCAGCACCTGAATCTTCTTGATACGTGCAAACGATCTTAGGTGCGGCAGAGAAGACAGTAGTAAACGCAATCACTACGCCCTGAGTGCTTGTCCCAACTTCCATTGCATACTGTGTCGTGTTGTCTTCAGTCACAAGAACCTTCCTACTGACTGCCGACATTGTATCTACAGCAAGAGCGGATGTCGTACCGAGCCTGAGCTGAGTAGAGCCATCAGATGCTTTAGTGTAGATGATGTCACCCTGTCCCTGGGGACCAGAGTATCCGACCTTGAAATTCTGAGCCGCGAGTATGATGCCAGCAACCATGAAGATGATCGCGACACTAATCCATTTATGTTTGTTCATGTTGCTCTCCTGTAGTGATCTCAGAGGAGTGTAGCGAAGGACTCCACTCCCCATCAATCAGATATTTTAACTCTCAGCGGTTATCATCTGGTCTGCGGCAGTCGCATAGCGAGGCTCGTACAGATCGTAGAACAGGCAAGCGGCAGTGTTACTACTGATACTTGCAACGTCCAAACGTATGAACGTATTGTCTGATGTCTTTGTCAGGTCTTCGGCTTTTACCTCGAAGATGTAGATGTTGTCACCAGTGTATGCCCCTGCATTGGTCAGCGTTGCGGACGTAACCTTAGTCAGTACGTCTGTGCCGAGTTCGTTCTTCCAATACTCAGCGTATGCCAGAGCGGTGCTTGCTGTGGTGGTTGTTCCCTGCTTCAGTGTAACTGTTGCGGTTCCTGCACCCGACTGTGTGAGTACGAGCGTGATTCTGCAACGGTTATAGTTCTTCATGTTCACTGAGTTGGTTGTTGTCTGGAACGCAGTTGCCCCCGCGTTCACTGCATCTCTTACTACGAGTTTGCAATTATCTATCATCTGCATAACTAATCTCCTGTTCTTTTATTTAATGATTACGCACGTTCAGCAAGTGTCACGATAGGACTCTTGTCATTACCATTCTTCGGCGAGTACGCACTGCGAACTCTGCACTGTGCATCAGTCCATTTAAGAACGCGAAGTGAATCCTGCGCCTCAAGGAACTTGATGTGTATCGAGCTTGCAACGTCCATTCCGCGAGCATCGTCAAAGATGGTGTACGAAGAAAGATCGGTCAGGATGATGTCACCGACATCGCCAAGAGCAGGACACTTTTCGGTGTAACGAATCGGGAAGCCCATCAGTGAATCAAACGCCTGTCCAGCGGCTACGTTGGCAGGATTGAATACAGCAAAACCACCAGTACCAACTGTCAGGCTCATCTGTGCGAGCTGTGGTATGATGTCTTCATTGGCAAGCCATACAACCGAACTGCGATTGAGCGTCCACAACTTAGAGCGCATATTGAGAACATTCTCATATACGATAGTGTCTGCGGTCTGGCTTGTCTCTTTTGCCTGTGATTCTACAGCAGGGCAGTTGAGCAGTCCGAGAGGTTTACCAGCACCATCACCATTGATAAATGCGTCATCCTCTTTCCATGTGATGACTTGCGACATCATGGGATTGAGCATTGCGCCTGTCATCATTGGAGACCAACGAGCCATCTCTGCGGATACGTGTACCAGGACTGTTAGCTTCTTTTTTACGAGTTCAGGCTTTTCAAACTCAGGACGTGATGCAGTCAGAGTAGCGTTTTCAGCTTCCCAGAAAGCGTCCATGTTGCCGAACAGTTTGCCAGAGCTATGATCTCTTCCGTCGATCATTGGGAGTTGTACTGAGCGAGCGTCACCACTGATGACTGTTGCGCCAGGTCTTACGACTGACTGCTCAAGCTGCGCATCCATGAACTGAGTTGAGAACATAGGAGCGAGCAAGAATCCACCAAGTGAATCGTCACCAACTTCAAGTCCTGAACCAGCGGCTTTGCATGATTCCGTCCAGCTTGCGAGTTTTTCAGAAGGTGCTTCGCCTGCCGTACCTGCCGCGAATACGTCCTTTACGAACAGACCCATTGCATGGTTGACATGATTCTTTTCATACTTTGCGCGTTCACCAATGTACCCACCACAAGGGTCGAGTTCAGGTGCTTTGACTTTGACCGAGGCATCTGCCATCTTGGTCTCAGGCGTTTTCTTACTGCCTTCAGCGTCTTTCAGTGTCTTCATTTCAAGAGCAACTGCGGCTTTGATGTCAGCGGCTTTATCTTCAGAAGCTTTCTCTTCGCTGTAATCTTTTGCAAGACCTGCGTCGATAAGTTCTTTTGCTGAAGATTCGTCTGCCTTGCAAATCTGTCCTTCGCTGAGTTCGATATCGCCAAGTTTAGCTGTTGCCAGCATTTTTATCCACTGCTTCTTCATTTCTTTCTCCATAGGTTGAGACAACGCGATACGGGATTAGGTTCCTGTTATCGTGATGTCTCGCCCTGCTTGAAGAAGCTCGGACTGACATACGCACAACTCGGATTGAGTGCGTTATCAAATATTCAATTATCTTTTCTTTTCCATTTCAGCGGGGATTATACTGCACCCATGATGTCTACGTCAACTATATTCTTAACGTCATCAGAGACTGTGCTCTTCTCTTCTACGATCTCTATGCTACGTTCCGTCTTCTGTTCCGGTACTTCTATACTGCGTACTGGCTCGATTATCCGCTTCTGTTCAACGGGCTTATCTGCCTTCTTGACAGGCTCTTTCTTTTGTTCTGGTGCTTTCTCTTCCTTCCATTCGATGGGTTTGCCCTCTTCGTCTTTGAGTGCTTTCTTCCAATCGTCACCGAGCATGAGATCACCCTTGGCAACGGCTACAGTGAGCGCGGCTATGTTGGCAGGGACAGACACATAACTGAACTCTAAGAGCATCCAACGCTTAATGATGCGCTGTACGTTGTCCCTGACTTTGGGAAACTCTTTCCATTCGGTAGCGAGTTTATTGGCAAGCTTGCCGAACTCATCTGTGCCTTTATCAACGAACTCAAGAGGAATGAATCCTACCGAGCAAGTCTTCAGGAACCCACCCTTGACGAGTTCCTTTGTCTCTTGACCGCGTGGCGTGGGCGCGAACTCAACAACAGCGCGTACATCCTGGTCATTGGCTTCAACCTTCGGAGCCTTGCCGATAGGCAGTTCACCATGATTGTGTCCGATAAGGACTTGCGGTGCTTTCTTGAACTGCGACAGGTCGCATCCTTTAGGCATTAGTATCTCGTTGTCCCTGTCCATGTCCCTTGTGCTGATGATCTGCAATACGTCATCACCTTCTTCAAGTGTGATACCTGCGAGCGGTGAGCGTTTGATCTCAATGTCTTCAGGGTCACCGCCAGCGTCCTTTACGATCTCGACGATCTCCTTGACTCTGTTCTCGTCATCAACAAGCTTCAGCCATTTTGCAAGTTTCATTCTTTTCTTCATGTCTTAACTCCCCAATCTATTCGTGCCAGTTCATCCGCTTTGAGCGGTGGATTCCATTCATAACCATAAGTTTGTCTGAAATTGTCGCTTGTCGTAAACAGCCTGCAATGGGCAGGTAAGTGAATCTGAAGATCAGTCCACCTCCCGAGAGCATAGCTAATATGTGATTCGACACACGGCTTCTCAAACACAGTTTCATGGCGTAACATATCAAAAAAGTCTACCCCGTAAATGAAGATCGGATTATACCTCTCACTCATTACGGCTAACGCTACCATGTACGACATTGTGCATGAGTGGTAAGTCTCAAGCCCCATGCCGTTCATGTATCCCAGATCATCTGCGATGTTGTCAGGGTCATCAAAGATAATGCGGTTCCAAGGGAAAGTCTCGACGTACTGCTGAAGCGGAAATGGTATGCTCGTCGGTATCTCTTTCCATTCATGTTGCATCACAACGGGAGCCTTCGGTGGGAATATCTTGTACCCCTCAAGGAACGTCAACCCGTTTCCATCTTTGCGACCTCGTATCATTGTGTCATTGTGCATCTGAAACAATAACGTCAGTCTGTTTGTTGCTGTATAATTACAACCCCAGACTTCCATCTCAGGGTTGGCATTGATTATCTCAAGTCCTTTCTTGATAGTCGGTCCGTTGCCGAGTATCATAAGACTTTTCTTCTCTGCTTGCTCCTTCATGCTATGCTCCTTCGTTATGATTTGAACTTGTACTGACAGTTTGTGCAAATGTATGTCGGGCGTACCAGCAAGAATATCAGCCCGATAGGAAAGGTGCAAACGATCAACAGGGTAATCAAACCACCTCTGCCGCCTGTAGCTTTCTGCCTACACTTAGGACATGACACCCAACTCATACTATTCCTCTGGTTCGTCAATGACTGCAATCAATGTGCATCTACACGATGGATGCAAAGGGGGTCCTGACACATCACTGTAGCCATGCTTCATCTTGATCTTCTTCTGTGCTCCTGCTTCATCTACACCGCCAAAGCTGACCTCTTGTATTTGACCTTCTTTGAAATATGTATCAGTCAAGCCAATACCGCCTGTACCTGGACCATACTTCGCACTCATCTGTTTGCAGAACGGGCAAGGGTCTGAAGCAGTAAGCCACTCTTTCCTTGTGACCACGCCTGACTCCTGCCATGCGCTGATCTGTCCGTTACTTGCCGCCCGTGTTGTCTCAGTACGTGCAATCATTGCAGAGCGAGCTTCATAGTCTGTGCCGTTAAACAACGCTTCAAGTCTCTCGGTCAACTCAGGTATGCTGTCACCATTGGCAACGCCTTCTTCTATCACGCGCCTGAAATCCTTTTCGAGTGTATCACTTGCTGACTTCAGGAAGTTGAATGTCTCGTCGTGTATGGCTTTCTGCACATCAGGGTTGTCTATGAACGGGAATATCTCAATGCTACTATCGGCAAGTGCTTGGTTCCCGGCTCTGAGCGTTACTCTTGCAATGGGCTTCGACGCATCACCTGTGAACTTCTCAGCGAAGAACGCAGAGTCAAAGTCTATCGAGAGCGGGTTCTGTGCGAGGACAGACGCTATCTCTTCTGAGTACATCTCATTGGTAACAGAAGCAACATCCTTCTCTGGATTGTCGAGCGGTGTGTTGGGTGCGCCAGTACGTGCTATGTCTTCATCATCTGCCTTGCACTCGTAACCATCAACGCTCTGAACGAATCCATTTGCGTCAACCTTTAGCTCGCCATGCTCGGTAATAAATGTTTTTAACGAAGGAGCCAGAGGGACGTGTTCAACGCCCTGCTTCACCTTATCATTTAAAGATTTGCTTGGTGGCTTATTTGGTTCATTGATGACAAGCGTACCCCCCAGCGGACCTTCGTTAAATCCTACGATTGGAACGTCACCATATTCTTTCGGTTCAAGCCCATCCTCTAATCTGGCTTCGTTAATGGTAATGACGTTATTCGTTAAATCTGATTCACGCTTCTTGAGCAAGAACTCTTTGTCGGCAGGTACGGGATTATCAAACGCAAAGAACAAGCGGTTGCTCGGTTGCCTGTCTGCTTCGAATGATGCGTTGTCGTACATGGGTAAGAACTTCTCATTGAGTATCTGCTCATCCATTGTCAGGCGTGGTAGTGTCGTGAACTTGGCGAACTGGAAGAGAGCTGAATCAAGTGTTGCTCTGTTGATTGTAGAGCCTTGAACAAGTGCTGGCGGTACACCAAAGCCACTTGCTATCTGGTCGCGTGTCTGCTCTCTACCGCGCAGGAAGCTCATCTCTTTAGGTGAGAATCCGAGGTTCTTAATGTCCTTCGCGCCGCCCGTTATCAGCAGCTTGCCAGCATTATCAACGCCCCTGAACTTGTTGTTCCAATCTGCACCGATAGAGTTTCGCTCCTTCTCCGTGATGTCACCTTCATACATCAGAGCGAAGTCTGGTCTGCCCATGTTGCGGTTGAGCGCGGCTTCGTATCTGTCCATTGACTCATCCCTGATTGATGCCATGATGACACCCTGTAGCGAACCGAAGCCATTGAACGGGTTGAGCGGGTTAGGGAATCTGAACGTGATTACTTCGTCAGCAGGTAGGAATATTCTGTTCTGGCGTGATGCTCCGAATCCGTAACCCTTGATCGGTGACTCAACGCTCCAATCTATAAGACCTGGATGGATGCCAGCGTTAGTTACATCATTGCGTGTGCGTATTGGATAGACCCACTGAGTCGGCATGACGAATATCTTCTGCGGTACGCCCATCTCATTCTTCGGGACCCACCAGTAACCATCACCCGTTAAGTCTTGATACAATGACTTCAGGTATGCAAGCTGGAATGTGCCACCCGATAGCTCGTTAGGATTACGGAGTACGTCAAGCGCGGGATGGGATACAACCTCTTCGATCTCGGTAGATGCCTTGACCCGGGATAGTGATGACACGCCCTTGTTGTTGAGGATGCGCTCTCTTGTCTGCTTGGTGATAGACTTAGTCTTAACCCTGCTCTTGCGGTCATTCGTGCCTGTGGTGATGAATAGGCGTGGCGGGTAATTCTCTGCTGATGCTGTTCCGTTACGGCTGGATGCTATGTATACCCATGATCGGAATCGTTGCACCAATGCTTCGTCGCTCTCTGCTGTCTTGCGTGTTGCTCCACCGAAGACACTCCCGCTTGAACTACGCATGGTTGATTTGTTGAAGTCTTGAATAAATGCTTGGCTCGCCGCTTTGATGCTTGATCTTAGTGACATTATTTTCTCCTAAAAAAAGAGCACAGGATGGTCGCGACCTGTGCTCCTTCAGTTAGTGTGTCTCTGCTGTACGGGCAGAGCCTTATTCAGATTTCGAGTATTGTGTCATAATGTGTGGCTGTTTGTCAATGCTGTTGTTTTGTCGGAAAGCGACACATATTACCACTTCCAATCTTTATTCTTCCGCATCTCTTCGGACCATGCACAGTAATGACTGATCTCTGTACAGCCCTGCAAGATGGGTGTGTCACCTTCTGCGTAGTTAGTGACCCGCGCCCAACCCTTGTAAGGTTTGAACGTGAGTCCTTGCTTGTGCTTATAGACCTTCATGTGAGGGTCACCAGGATACGGCTTGCCATCAAACAAGACCCTGCCATCGTCTGTCGGCATAGGTGTCTTGTAAGGTGACATCATAGCGACACGGCACGAAGCGTTAAACAGTTCAAGCTCCTTGACTATGCCATCATCGAATATCTCATCCTCGTCAAGCTGAACGACAATGTCAGGCGTGAGGTCGAGCGTGTCAATGTTGCGTAGCATTTCCTCGCGCCAGTTCCAGCGGTTCCATTCAATGCCGGATACGTACAGGCTCAATCCTTTCTTGCCTGTCTCTTTGGCTATCTCATGCAACAGCCCCTTGCCGTTCAACTCTTTGTAGATGTCACCGCCCTCATCCACTCTGATAAGGAAGCCATCAACGTACTGAGATAGTGCGCGAAGCGTTGCCCTCCAGAGCGGGAATGAGTACAGCGATACTGTAGCGAGGACGTTCATTTCTTCACAGGCTCCTTGTCTTCAGGCTTCTTCTCCGCGAGTGATGGTGGTGCAGGTATCCGCGTCCTGAGTCCACCGAGTAACCGCTTGATCTTACGAGCGCACTTCTTGCACACCTCAAGTTCTTTGGGTATGTTGTTGCCTTCGGGATAAAGCAACTTCATACCTACCTTGAGCGCGTCCCTGTCCCCGCTTTCTATTACCGCACCGCATCCCTCTATGTCACATATTACTTTCTCTACTCTCATTTGGTTCTCCCTTGTTGGTTGTTGTTAATCCTACGCGCCAGCATCAGTCAACCTGCGCTCGCATTCAGCTATTCTCGCAGTCAACTCGTTAATCAAGCTGGTTTTTGTTTTATTCCTATTCTTATTTCCGTAGCGAGCAATACACACAGATGACATATTGCTAACAGTGACAGAAAAACCAACAGCAGGATCGGCCGATGCTTTGCTCGCTAATGTAGCGTATGTTTTTGTCCGACACTCTACTTCGTGCGCCTTTGCCCAATCACCTAACAGTAACTTTTCTCGCATTGTCATGTGTGGTGATATGAATTTTCCGTGACCCTTCTCGTGTGGTGATGTCATGTTTTGCTCCTTTGTTTAATATACACCATAAAACGAGTCACCCCAACAGATGACCACTGCCATCAGCACGACGATAAAACAAAAAACACTCATAAGTCCTCCTATTTGTTTAAGTACAACCACGTTCCGTCTTTCATTGCCCGATACTCTTTGCCATGATCGTTGCAGTAGTGGACGCTCTTCGCCAACTGACTAGCCTTGATCGTTACGCCCTGATCGTTCATCACCATTGTATCTTCATCCCACCATATAACGCTGTAGTGATATGGTATCTCGAAGAACTCACCCTCTGGTAATAGCCTCTGCATCACCGAGAACGAAGCGTTGCCTATCATGCGCGGATTGAAGCCTGTATCAAGCACACGCTTTGACGCTTGCCTATACTCTTTGAGATAGTTGCGCCTCATGTACATCATGCCTGAGTTAATGACAGGCGGCTCGGCATTGACACCGCATAGCTTGAGCAGGTCATCAAACCCACCTGGAACTATAGGCGAGCGTACAGCCATCAGGGAAGCGGTCTTGTTGAGGTCAGGTATATCGGACACATCAGCGAAGAAGTCTACGTCAGGGTCAACGTACAGGCACTCAGCAAGCTTGAATCGTTTGAGCAGGGAGTAGCGCAGCTCATTCCAGTAGAGGTAGCCGACTTGCTCCTTCTCTTTGCAGAAGCGCACTGTGTCGAACAGGTCCAACGTGGGGTGCTTGAGCTTGCGGTCATTGCTGACTATGAGCGCGTGAAACCTTGCGTCCGGCATAGCGCGTCTACCGAGCTTGATGAAGCGTGTCAGGTGTCCGTTAAGCCATGTGGGGTCTGTGTTGGTGATGGTTATGATGTCTATCATATCTCTACCCTTCCTGTTCCTTTGCAGTGCTTGCATTTCTTTGTCTTCGGTGGTCTCTCAAACTCATCACATATACCCGTGTCCATAACCTCTTTCTTGTGCTGACTACTCTTCTTGTTGAGACAGTCTCCAACATAGTACAGTCCCGCCATCATGCCTGTGCATTTCATATACCGACAACGATCACACTTATTCTTCTTGTCCGAAATGCCGACATTGTCACGCCACCCACGCTCTCTATAATGCGAGTCAATCATTTGCTCTCCAGTAGTTCAGGGTTCTCGTAGATGTTGCCTCGGACATCTTCTAAGTCCTCTATGACGTTCTGATACCCCCAAGCATTATCTGGTTGATCGAACAACCAACCGACATCATATATATCCCATTTAACGAGACACAAACCAATGCCTGCAATATAGACAACATCCCCCTCGAATATCTCCTTGCCGTTCTTATCGGTGAGTCCTGTTGACTGCATGGGGACTACATCTGTGTTAGGGTGAGTAAACTGCCCCACACTCCACCCATCACAATCATACATCTTGCTCATATCTTTATCCCACGCCCTGAATCTGAATCTATTTGCTGTCATGCTGTGCTCCTTCCGAGTTGAGTCTTTATGTTGAGGCAGTCCTGAAGCGTGAAGGTTGTAGATGGATTCTTGAATGTCGCTAAGTCTCTTGACATCTGATCTATTGCCTTGCGATGCGGTGCTAATACTTCAGCCCATTCGTCTTTGGCTTTCGGTAACAGAAGCGCGGTAGGTGATGCGCCCAATAGCTTTAGGAATAAACGTCTGTTCATCTGTGCTCCTTACATCTGGTCCCATGCGTCTTCGTTGTCAATGAGTTCAGCTTGTGCTTGCTCCGCTGTCTCTGCTGTGACTGAATCATCTTGACCCGGAATGTACAACGAATGGCCGCCAGAAGTCAAGCCTAATTCTGCCAGCAAGTACACTGTAGCGTCGAGATGATTGGGGCTTGCGTCCTTTGGGTTGCCAGTATATGAGCACATCTCATCTTCCAGTTCAGGGAACTCGCCAACATGATGAACACGCCCTTGCTCGTACAACGCGCTCACGGGTTCAGCTCTTACTATCTTGCCCCTGCTTGCGTGTACGCTTCTGTATGGTACATTCGGGTCAATGTGACGGAGCGTTTCTTCTACCATCTCACCGCCATTGTTAACCTCTGCCACTATCCTATCGCACTTGTAATCATGGAATAAGCGAAGCGCGGCTCTTGCCCACTCTCTTGGCTTGCCTCTGAGTGATGCGTCTTCAAGTATGTATGCGTGATCGTTGGCGCACTTACCACCGCAGATAATGCCTGTCTCATCAGACGTTATCTTGCTCGTTGCGGCAGGGTCAATGGCAACGACTATCTTGACTAACTCAGGCACGTTCTCACGCTTTACCCTGTACGGGCTTATCATATCGCTGTTCCATAGCGCACCGTCAACGTCATCACCGAAGAGTCCGAGCAAGAACCTGTCACGCTTGCGCTTGGGTAACGCATTGAGTATCTTGATGTACTCTTCCGGCAGGTTGTCAATGTTGT